AAAATAATTTTGATTATTTTGAAAGACAAATTAAAGAACTAGACGTTGAAACTGTTAGTCGTAGTAAACAAATAGATAAACTACACGCTAAAGCTAATGAATTAGCAAAAGCTAATTTAGAATACGAACAAAAACTTTTAGATCGTTTTGAAAAAGCGTATGAAAAAACACCACAGGGTATAAAAGAAGCGGCTGTTATTAAAGCGCGTGCTGACGTAGGCAAAACCAAAGCTGAAGTTGCAAACGCCCTAGAAAAACAAATTAAAGAAAAACGTAAAGCTGAACAAAAGCAAACGGAAGCATTAAAAGAGCTGCCATCAATAAAACAAGAAATTGTTACAACCCGTGCTAAAAAAGTTGGTACTGGTGAACCCATTCTTCAAAAGAAAACAACTGGAATTGTATTTCCAAGAACAATTAGTACAACTAAAGAAGGAAAAGAAAAAGTATCAGAAGCAATTCGGTACTCTATTAAACCCAAAACTTCTGCTGAAAAACGTGCAGAAATAATTGCAGAAGAAAAAGAAGCCGCCATAGAACGTCAAGCTATTCGTGAGCAAGTTAAGCGTGGTATGACACCACAACAGATGGAGACTGAGGTTAAGAAGTTTAAAGCCGCAGCCGTAGAGAGCCGCAAGAATGGCAACGAAAAACAAGCTAAACGCCAAGAACAAACTGCCAATTCGTTAGAAAAACAACTTAAGAGTAAGATGGCTCAAGCCCGTATGGCTATGACTGGGGTAAAAGATGTAAAAACAACACGCCCTCCTAAAATGGTTACGGGAGTAGCAAAAAAGCCTACACAAAGAAAAACAGAAGATTTAGAACAAGAAGCACGCGACGCAGGCATTAGTCGTGAAGATTATGAGTTTGTGCAACAGGGTTTAACTTTTGGCTTTAAGGCTCGTGCTGAGAAAGCGCCTGCTACTACGGGTAATGTGAGCCAAGCTGACGTTAAGAAAGAGCTTGCCAAGATTAAGATACCTAAAGGCTTGAAGATTGTTATTTTTGATAAGCTGGGCGGTAGTTTGGCAGAAAAGATTTCTGCGGCTGGGCATGACCCTAAGCAAGTTCGTGGTGGTGTTCTGCCTGATGGTACTGTAATATTTGTTGCTGAAAACCATACAGACCTTAACGATGTAAAGCAAACCATTGCGCACGAGTTGATTGGTCACTTAGGTGTAGAGCAACTGCTCGGCGAAGCTGGCATGAAAGCCCTTGCTAAACAGATTCAAAAAACAGAAAACAGTGTTTTTGATTTAGCTGAAAAGCTTGGAGTACTTGACGATGTGTTAGCCGCCTACGCTAATGCTCGCCGCACCAAGTCTGAAGAAGATAGCGTACTGAATGCCGTACGTGAATTGATTGCGCACGTTGAAGAAACAAGACCTACTAGAAACATGCTGGAAACAGCCAAGGCGTTTATTAAGGCTTTGGTAGGCGCTGTCCGTGCTGCGCTACGTAAGCGTGGTGTGGATTTAGATATTAGTACGTCTGACATCTACAAGTTACTGCGCGACGCACGCAAGCAATTTAATGAGGGTTCGCCCGGTGCCTACGTAAATAAAAACGGCGACATTTTATTTAGCGTTAAACCAGCCGTAGCTAATGCTGGTTTTGAGAACGTGCTTGATTATTCTGACAAGATTGTTGCTAAAGAGAAGTCGTTTGTTAACAAGATCAAAGGCGAAGCTACTGGTTTAATATTTAAGACCAAGTACATTGACCGCTTTGCGCCTATACAAGCCGTTGCCAATCAGATGAAAGACTCTTTAAAAGCAACTCAGCTAATGTATTTCTTGCGCATGCACGACCAACGTATGTCTTTTACTTCTGAAGTGGCGTCTAATGGTCCGCTAGATTTAAAACCTGCTAAAGACGGCAAAGGTCTTATTATTGAAAGCGAGCCGGGCGCTAACTTAAAAGATATGGCAGCCGCTCTTAAAGATGCTGACGTAGGTAATGCAGAAGCAACTTCTCGTATTTTTACCATGTATTTAGCCGCTAAGCGTGCCGCTAACCCAAAAATAGGTCTTGCTAAGTTAAACTTTGGACCTGATCTTACACAGAAAATGCTTGACGACACCATGAAAGCTGTTAATGGTAGCCCGTCAACTAAAGCCGCCTTTGAAAAAGCCGCAGGCATTTATGCTGAATACAACAAAGGTTTAATCAACTTTGCGGTTAAGACAGGCGCTATTCCTAAAGATATTGGTGCGCAACTAACTAAAGACGGCGATTATGTTCCGTTTTATCGTCAACGTTCTGACGGGTCTGTGTTCCTTGAGATTGGCGGTGCGCCCGCTATTAAGATTGGTAACTTGGCTGACCAGCCGTACTTGCATGAGTTAGTTGGTGGCGATAAACCGATCTATGATGTGTATACCAGTGCGTTACAGAACACCGCTATGCTTACCGATATGGCTTTACGCAACCTAGCAACTCGCAATACGGCGTTTGCTTTGGGCGATATGGGGCTACTTAAAGTAGGCGAGAAAGAAAAAGGTGTTGGTTTGCACAAGGGCGATGGTCCAAAAGGCGTTGACACTCTTCGTTTTAAAATTGATGGCGAAAATTACTGGGCTACAGTAAACACTAAATCTCTTGATATTCCTGCTGAGTTGTTGATTAAGGGCATGGAGGGCGTTAACACTTCGTTGCCAAACGCAGTCAAGCTGATGAATATACCGGCTAACTTACTGCGCAAGTGGGTAACAAGAAACCCAGCGTATGCGCTACGTCAGGTAGTTCGTGACCCATTAAACGCCGTATTTACTACTGGTTTAGATACAGTTCCAATCGTTAGCTCGTTTAAAGAAATTAGCAAGATGATTCGTGGCAAGAGTGAGGGTGAGCCTCTTCTCCAACGTCGAGGTATTTTGGGCGGTCAGGTATTAACTGGCACTTCTGAAGATATGACCAAGATTCTCCGTGATGTTACGGCTGGTAAAAAAGGTTGGGAATACCGCATGGCTCAGCTAGACCAACTGGCTATCCAAGGTGATGCTGCAACGCGTGTTGTAATGTACAACAACTTTATTAAACAAGGGCTGTCTGAAATGGAAGCTACCTTGGCTACGCTTGAGTCTATGAACTTTAGTAAACGTGGTATCTCGCCTAGCTTGTTTGCACTGTCTACAATGGTGCCGTTTATGAACGCACAGATCCAAGGTCTAAACGTAATATACCAAGCGTTTACAGGCAAGATGCCGTTTAATGAGAAGTTAAAAGTTAAACAGAAGCTAGTGCAACGGGCCATTATGATGGCTGGATTTACCATGTTGTACGCATCTATGATGCAGGACGACGAGTCTTATCAGAACGCTAATGATGACGAGAAGTATGGCAACTGGTTTTTTCCAAATCCGTTTGGCGATGAGTACATCAAAGTACCTATTCCATTTGAAGTTGGGCTACTGTTTAAAGCTATACCGGAAGCGCTTGTCAACACTATGTTTGGCGACGAAAAAGCCCGTGATGCTGTATCTGCAATCGGTAAAATGGCATGGAATTCTATTCCAATCAGCGGTCCACAGGGTATTAAACCGTTGCTTGAAGTGGCTATCAACCATTCGTTCTTTACATGGCGTGATATTGAATCCGCTAGATTACAACAATACGAGCCGGGCGAGCGTTACACCGAGCGCACTTCTGAGATTGCTAAGATGATTGGTGCCACGTTTAATATTTCGCCTGTTAAACTTGAGTATTTGGTCCGTGGCTATACAGGTAGCTTGCCGTTAGCCATTGTTTCGTTGTCTAATCCAATCTTGCGTTCTTCTGAGGCAGGTGAACAGCCTGAGAGCCGTGGTATGTTAAGTAGCGAAACCCCGTTGATTGGTTCGTTCTTTCAACCTAAAGATGCTGGTGGGCTAATTAACAAAGCCTACAAAGATATGAACGAAATTGTTCAGACTAAGGAAACGTACGACAAGATGATAGAAGAAGGTCGTGAGAAAGAAGCCGAAGATTATGTAACTGCTAACGCCGACATGCTTGGTATGGGTACTATGGCAGGCTCTTTCCGTAAAAAAATGGGTGACTTAACTAGAGCAGAACGCAATGTTAGGGCTGATGGTTCGTTAAATGGCGCAGAGAAACGTGCTGAACTAGACGCCATTCGCCAAGATAAGATACAGCTAGCTAAAGAATTTTCTAGCGCACGCGAGTAAACAAAACACCGAGTTTGCCCTGTACGGTGCCAAACTCGGCTTTACCTATAATGCGGTGGTGAGTGGCGGCGCTTAGCCCTTCACTTTTTGTCTCCTCTAGTCGCAGTGTTGGTATAAAAAACTTCTGTTTAATCTCTAACTTCTGCCACGGGTAGTGCACTTTAACTTTCTTCATCGTCAGGCGTTATTGGTCTAGTAATCTGCATCACGTTGACCCGCATGCTAGGACCACGAGTCTTGGTTAACATATCCTTGCGCACATACTTGACCTTGTAGTTAGGCAACACTTCAATGGCTTCTTTAAAATCCTTGTAGCCAAAACTCATTGATACACAATGCTGTTTGAGTAGTTGCTCTTCAATGAAGTAGTCAATGTGCCCCGGTGTGAAGCCTTTTTCTACACGCCCTGCAATATCCGATCGAGTAAGTGACTCATCAATCACCCCATCAACACCAAAGCTAGCGGCTATTTTGCCCTCGATAGATACTTTGACCATAACAAACTTACCAAAATACTCACGGGTATAGGCGTTCAATACATCCTCAGCCGTACGCTCACTACTATGGATAATCCCACGGGCGCTGTATACCATCATGCGCAGAACTTCTACGATAGGCTTAACTGGAATGTCGATTATGTTTGCATACTTCTTACCAAGCAGTTGTACAACAGCGATGATGCAACTATTACCCGCAGTCCAGTAGCGCTCGTCTTCGTTAGATTCAAACTCTACTTTGAGCTTGGCTTTGGTTTCAGCTAACACCTGCTTGGCGGTTTCCCTATTCCTAACAATCCAGCGAATCAGTTCACGTCCTGCCACACCGAAGTTCTTTTTAAGTAACGACAAAGCTTCGGCTTCTTCGGCTGTCCACTTCAGCTTCTTGTTCATTTGCAGTTCTAGAAGACGGAACATCTCAGCCTGTGATGCGTGTTTACGAGCGCCTGATAAAAAGTCCATGACGTGCGTATTGGATGAGAAAAGCACCAGCAGTTTCCAAGTAGTGTCGTTAATCCGCTCTTCATTAGAGCCCTGTTTCATACGATCTTTACCCTTACCCTGCGTTAAATCTAGCAGGAACTCAGGCAACCACTCAAAGTCGTCACGGCTCTTGTTGGTAGTCTCGTCAATAATGAATGGCAAGCTGTTAAGTAAACCCTGACGCTGTTGCGATGCAACAATAGATGTACTCTGCGTTACACGATACCGCTCAGGATGACCAAAGAAACTAGCCGCTAGTTCAAGCGCCAACGACTTACCCATACCTGATTTGGATGAACCAAGGTGATATACACAGCCGTTATACCCTGTAAAGTCCATTAGGATGGATGCTGGACCAACTAAAGACATAGCCAAGACCTGCCACTCACCCTTGGCAATCAGCATGTTAAAGACCTTTTTCCAGTTATCTAGCGTGCCAGTTGGTTTGGTAGACTGGTTGATGTTATCTAACGCTGGGGTTGGCACGTATATTTCTGTGCCGTTAGGTGCAAAGATACGGCTGTTGTATACGAATGTTTCGTCTTCTTGCCAGCCACAACTACTTGGTATAGGTATAGCCTTCTTATTGGCACTAATAAACTCCACACAGCCACGCACATAGTCAAATAGGTTCTTGTCATTACCAGCACCAAAGGCGGCAATGATGTTCTGATTGGCTAGTGCCTTGACGGTTTCTTCTTTACTGACAATGGATTTCTGAGGGATTAAAACATCAATTGCACCATCAGGACGAAAAGCCATTAGGTGAACTATGTGATCTCCTTTATTATTAAGGATATCTACTGCGAACAAATCGTAAGGGAGAAGCATGACCTGTTTTCGTGATTTACCGCCCTGTTCGTCCTCCACCATCCTATCCATAAACACACCGCCATTAGCACCAAAGCCAAATCCTTTAGGTGGGGTTGGGCGTGTAATCTTGACTGGCTCTGTCTCGTCATTAAGATTGGCTGATACTTCTTTCTCTTGTATCCGATCGACTACAATTTCTTTCGGTTCGTTGTCAACCTTTATCTCCCGACCTAGTGCTAGGGGGTTAGTAATCTTGCCGTAGTGTGAGCAGTTTGTACATACACCGGGATTTGCTTCGTCCAGCTTAAGGCACTTGTAGGGTCCTTTGATCTGATTCCACTTAGTGTTGTGGCGGTCTAAATCGTAGGGGTGCATAGCTGATAACGCCAAGCCTTCTTCTACCCCATCAGCACACGATTTAGCTATGCTGAGGATGCCACGCCACAAGGGTTCCATGCCGTCTTTTGTTGCGTGTTCTTTGTAGTATTTGATCTGCCCACAGGTTGTAATGTTTTTAAAGAACGTAACGCTGTTCTCTATTAGCTTGACGCTATTGGCATTGGGCGGTAGTTTAGGGCGGTTTCCGGGCAGTTGTAATGCAGGTAAGCCTTCGTATGCCGCAACCCCAATCGCTTCTCTAAGGTGGGTAGAAAGTGCCTCAAAGTTGAATACATCACCCTTGACCTTGATAGATACCTTGCGTGGCTTGGTTTCTTTATAGTTGTGTGTATCAGGCACACGCAGAATCCGTGCTACGTCCCCAGTAACAGAGGCGTCGATGTTAAAGCCGTGCTTCTTAGCTAAGCGTTTAAGGTTCTCTGCAACAGGTTTCCAAACAGCAATATCTACTTCTTCCTCAAGGGGGAAATACACATGTAACCCACCGCCACTAGAAACAATGAACGGCGTGCCTAAAGTGTTTAAGTCTGTATCACCCAAGAACAAATCCAAAGCAGTAGCCGCTTGCCCCTTGTTCTCGTAATCTTTACCTACTCCGCAATCAATATCCAAGAACAACGACTTCATCTTTGAGGCGCTATCAGCCGTGCGCTTCTTCTCGTTAAAGGATGCTAATGCGTAGAAAGTGTTGTAGCCCTTCTCATCAAATGCCATTGCGGTGTTATACAGTTCGTCAATCGTGTTGACGAATACATGTTCTTTTTTAGCTGTGCTAAGTTCTACGGCGCAATAAATACCCGAAGTCGGTAGCACAGTCGCTAGGAATTCCTGCGACGTCATGTGAAACCTTTCGAATTAATAACTGCGTGTTTGTACTATTTTGTCAGCGAAACGGCGAACTAACTCTATTTGGAAATGCTTAGGTAATCCTTGACCATATACAAATTCTTCAGCAAAGCGTAACAGTTCAAGATCACTAAGGGATGCGGCATGGATTGGGGATTCTATTGATGTTTGTTGCATTGTCTTAGTGCCTCTTCGGATGTCTTGCTTGATTGGAGTATGTTCAACAAGGACTGCACACGCATCTTATATGCGTTGGTTACTTCGGTTCCGCTGAACCAGTTGTACACAGTTTGTCTTGTTGCGCCTGTAAATTTTGCTACTTCTATTACTGGGAAATCTAAGCTGATAGCCCACCGTCCTAGCTGGTTGCCCAGCGTCTTAGGTGCGTTCTTTGTTGTGTTTCTAATTTCTTCTGAATAAGCCATGATTTTCTCGGTATATTGGGGGTGGGGGTACTAGTGCAATGTACGTGAAGCATCGGGTTATTAAACCATCCACATTCCCCCCAAAACTTATTTGCCTGTTAGCTCGTATCGTATATCGCCTTCAACTTCATCAAGCCACTCTTTGCTCCTTACCATATACACAGTAGCTAAATCTAGTGCGGCGCTATGAATACTTTCTGAACTATCGTTGTCGTCGTGATCAAACCTAGGTGCTAAAGCAAGCATAAATTCTTTAACTAGCTCCTGACGCCGCATCTCTTTTCGCATATCAATGTGGCTAAATACCATGCCTTGAATTTCGTTTTCTCGTTGCTTTGCCTCTAATCTAGCGTTTCTTTCTGCAACCATTTCTTTTCTTGAAACCATTTTTGTATCCTTTTAAATTAATTAGTTGGGGGCAACGCCCCCTTGTGTGCTTACTCGTCATCCCACTCGTCGACTGTAGCGGCTAAGCTACCGGCTTTCTTCTGTGGTACTGCGCTTGCTTTAGCGGCTGGCTTGCGCTTCTCAGGCTCGTCAAATGACTCCGCTTCTTCGGCTTTAGCTTTTGGCTTAGCCCCTTCGATTGCTAATGGAGCATCAGCTTTTTTAGCTACGCTCATTGTCACGGCGTTTTTGGCTGGAGTTGAAGCACCCTTGTCTACTGCTACTGCATACTCATCATCCTCTAACCAACGTAGTGGTTGGAAAAACAACTTGGGTACTGCGGCTTTTGTATCAAAACGTAGACGTGTTACAAGTGTCTCAGGATTAATGTTCTGTGCCGCTAAATAACGAGCATAGGCTTGTAGTGGGCGTTTGTCGCCTTCTTCTTTACCAAAGATCGATGTAGCCGCTAAGGTTAACTGCATTACGTCGCCTTGAATATCGTTGGCTAGTACTACAGCAAGTCGTTGTGAGAAACGGCAAGCCTTGGACTCGCCCTGACCTGAGCCCTTAACATTCATTGGGCATGATGCACAGTTTGATGCTTGTGGTGTATCAATAGACGCATCAGGTGTTTCGCCGTCAGCAGACCAGCAATTAGGTGCTGAAGTGTTACCTTCTTCGTATGTGCCAGCGTAGTATGTACGGCTGATCTTTGGTGCGGCATTAACGATAACAACATCAAGGTGACGATCGTCAATAGAGGTAATCTCTTTGCCGTCAGCCATCAAACGGAATACACCGCCCTTGATAGAGATACGTTTGCCACCACCACCACCGCCACCTCCTGCGAGGCTCTTAGCTAATGTTGATAATTCCCCTTTGCGTGCAAAGGCGGGTGCTTGTGTTGTGTTAAAGTTGGCTAGTTCGCCCATAATACATTCCTTATTTGGTTGGTTTACGTACAGTTACTGCATACTCGGACATCGAATTGAGACCGGCTGGCACCATGCCGGGGTTCTCCTCTAAAAACATAGACATATTTTTCTGCGCTATACGCTTTTCGAATAGGTCTAGTGCATCATGCTCCATGACAAACGTCTTGAATGAATCCCAATCGTCTGTGTAGTAGCGTGTCTTTTGTGACAAAATAATAGTGCCTTCATCTGTGCGCACCGAGCTACTGCCCAATGCCAACATTTGATCTTTCATGGCGTTCTTAATTTCGTCTTGCTTCACTTTGAGTTCTTCGATCTGACTCTCGTACTCCTTGGTCAGCTCTTGAACTTTTGAGTATATCTTGCGATACACCCTTGCTAGTTTATCTAGCGGTATTACATCCTCTTCGTTTGGCATTTTTATGCTCCTTTGTAAAATATTATACATCAGTAAAGTCAATTAGTACCCCGACATAGGGTTTTCCTTATAAATTAATTTCCTCCTTATATAGGTTCAAGAGTATGTCGTGCCCTGCAACACGTTTCTCTAACTGCTTAAACATCTTCTTCTCTATATCACTACCTTGTAAGTGTATTACCGTCACATTGGTGGATGTCTGACCAATACGATCTGCTCGAGCAATACATTGTAAGTACGTCTCTACCGACATTACAGGACCATAGAACACCACAGTATCGGCGGCTGTTAGGGTTACACCATGCGAGGCGGCTTGAGGTTGCACCACCAGTATGCGAGGGTTAGGCAAAGTTTGAAAGCGCTTAAATATGTCGGTGCGTTTATTAACAGTCACATCCCCATGAATTACTTCGCTTGCTATACCACGTTTTATTAAGTAAGTTTGTATAGTTTCTATGCTGTGTCTGAACGGCGCAAACACAATTACCTTACGGCTAGTTTCTTCTAGCACCTCAAGTAGTACGTTCAAACGGGGCATACAATCAAACTCAACAACTTCATGGTCATCGGTATATGCCGCACCTGCTGAAATTTGTAGCAACTTTGATACACCAGCCGCCGCATTAACCGCAGTAATAGTTTCACCCGATGCCTGCATAACCATGCGATCTTTGAGTAGGCGGTAGTACTTAACCTGTTGAGGTGTAAGGGGAATTTCTCGTGTTTCGGTAAGTACAGGGGGTAGGTCGGTACACTCTTCTTTTGTATAACGTATTGCTGGCTGAAGGGCATCGTATACCGCTTGCGCCGCACCTGACTTTGGCACCCACTTAAACTTGGTTAGCTTGCTCATTACCTTGTCACGCCAGGCAGTAGCAAATTTCGGTACACCTGAAGGGTTCACTAGCTTAGCCAAACCATAGGCGTCCACAGGTGATTGTGCAGAAGGTGTGCCCGTCATCATCCACAACATGGTTTCGGGTTTAAGAATTTTATTAAGTGACTTCCAGCGTTTCGTACTAGGGTTTTTGTATGCGTTAGCTTCGTCTACGATAACCAAATCAAACTTGCCGTTGGCAACAACTTCTTCAGCAATTAGGTTTAAGCCGTCGTAGTTCACCACAACAAACTCGTAGTCGCCTTGTACCATCTCAACACGTCTTGATGCTTGGGTATGGTGTGCCGCAACAACCGAACGATGAATAACACTCTTACCAATACTACTCACCCAAGCGTCGTGCATAATGGATAGCGGACACAGAATTAAACAACGACGTACATGCCCTAGCTTCATCAGGTAGTCAGCCGCCCATAATGCTGAGAACGTCTTGCCAGTACCGGGGTCGTTAAACACAAACGCTCTGCGGTTCATTGTCAAGAAAGACGACGTATCTATTTGATGTGCAAAGGGTCTATGGCGACCGGGCCAACTATACTTGGCTTCAATAGGTGATGGTGTGTTCTTAACACCTAGGTTGCGGAGCACACGAGCTTCGTCCAACCCCCAGTACACGGCTACTTCAAACGTGCCGTTGTCTTCGCTCACTACTTTGCTTCTTGGTATAACGCTGTACTTGTCAGGGTTGCGTGTCTTAAACAGCAACGCTTTATTTTCTATAATCTGCATTATTCAATAATCCTGTACACCTTGTCGTATGAATCGCCAAGCGTGTGTTTTTCTATCTTGTTAACGTTTTCTAAACGCACAAACGCAATGCGCCAAAAGTCTTCGACATTACGTATCTCGTCTTCAGTTACCCACTTGTCCTGCCAACGTAGCACCCACATATCAACCAACGTTGATATAGAAACCTTGCATGCTTCACGATCTAAATCATCGTTTTTCATCTTTAGGGGCGGAGATGCTTTAGCGGATGCGCCTGTGTTTATGTTTGTTGCTTGAAAAGTTTGTTGTTGCGCATGTACAACTGCGGATTCTTTTTTTAACTTTTCAAGTTGTCTTGCATAATCCTCGTCTGATATGCCCATTACTTGATTGCCCCCTTGGATGTTCGTTTGTATGAGCGGTTCTTGCTAGCTGGTACGGCTTTAAGATTAGAGCGAGTTGTTGTACCGCCCTTGCTTAGTGGCTTCTTGTGGTCTACATCTAAACCATCGCCCTTGTGTACTACGCCTTCACGCTCTAACATACGTCGTGCTTTGTTGCGCTGTGCACGTTTCTTCTTAACTGCTTCTGTGCCATCGTATGTTGCGTACTCTTGCTTGTAGTCTCTTTTGTAAGTCATGATTGTCCTTAGTGCTTGGGGTTAAATTCGCAACCCTTTACTTGACACCATCCGCATAGCGGTGTACTTGTTGGGTTCCAAACGTCATTATCGTAGGATGCTGCCAGTTTTGCTACCCTCTCCCTGTATAGCTGCCAATGAAAATCCTTCTCTTCTACGGTCATCGTCTGTGTAACCATCGTGTTCTTAACAACAAACAGTAGAGCGGAATTTACTTGGCGTATGTGGGGGAAGTGGGCAAACACCATCAAAGACATCAGGGTTAGTTGATCTTGGTCAGGGTATTTGTTGTTGCCTGTTTTGTAGTCCACTACCCTAGCCTTAAACCCATCGTCATCCACAATCAGTAGGTCAGCAATACCACGCACCCATACGTCAGGTGAATCAAAAGCACAAGGCTGTAAGTCTTCAGTTAATGCCATCTCGTGCTCGGTTAATTTTCTACCCACCTTCTTACTCAAAGCGTCAAGGGTTGGTTGGATAAAGGCATGTTCGGGGGGTAAAGGTGTGCCGTCTTTGATGTAGTGCTCAGCCGACTCATGCACTTGCTTGCCATATATGGTGTGGACTGTATCTGTGAACGGGTAGTTCTTCAGTACCTTGACTTCGTGGAAACGTCTTGCACAGCCCTCGTAGTCTTTAAGACCTGAGTAGCTCCATTTGATTTTGGTCATCAGAATCTCGCAGTCTTGATGGCTTGGTCTAGGCGGTTGGAAAACTCAGTAACGAACTTCTCGTTGTGCGTTAGCGCGCAACCCATATCATAAAGAATAGCGTGGGTAAGCTCGTGCCAAAAGGTATTAGCTTGCTCATCTGCGTCGTACTTATACTCTCTGAGTAGGTTGCCTTTGGCTATGGTAATGATGTGGGTTTTCTCGTCAAAAGACCCATGACATATCTTGTTACCTACGACTACACTTTTTTTCGTGCATATCTGGTGGGGGGTATTACCTATGACAACTTCTTTTGGTATCTTCATTTGGCTTCTCCATATCGTTTGCTACATCCTGTTTCAGCATCTAAAGGTATGCCGGGCATGTACGAGGGGTCTTTAATCATCTGCTCCAAAACCCATTGCTTAGCTTCTTTGGCTTCGTCTTCGGGTACTAGGCACACAACCTCATCGTGCACAGTCAATACGCAGGAATACCTCTTTTGTATCCTGAGCATGCCGTCCGTCATCACACATCTTGCTACCGCTTGTACTACGTTTTCTACTATCTTACCGCCATACAGCTTGCGCTTAGACTTTTCATCGACGCCATAAACCCACTGAATACGCCCTTTTACATCGGCTTCTCCAGTCAAAGCAGGGTACTTTAAAGCAAGTCCACTAGGTAATAGTATACGCTCTTTGTCAAAAGTTAGGCATTTATATACATAGGGTTTACCCTGATACAGGCTATTACTCACCAACGAGTTGCACAGCTCCCATAGATCGACCACAGGGCTGGCGGCATCTCGGTACTTATCGATGATCTTCTTGGCGGCAAGGCAATGTATCAGCAGTTCTTTCTCGGAGCAGGTGTGCGGTATGGCACGCATCATCTCCATGTTCTTTTCCCAACCAATGAAGTCGTTCACATCCTGAGTACTTACACCCAACTGCTTGGCAAACGCTTTGTCGTACATGGTAGGTGGCGCACCTAGGAAACCAGTAAGTAGTTGTGCAGAGAAACTAGCCCAGCCCATGCCATATCCACAACCTAGTAGCGCAGACTTGGCGGATTGCCTAAGATCGGGGTGACTTTCTTTCGTAAGGTTTGGAATACCAAACATTTGTGCGCCGAAGCTCGCATACGCATCCCTACCCGAAGAAAATATTTCGAGTAGTGGCTGATAATCGCTGAGGTATGCAAGAACCCTTGGTTCAATTTGGGAAAGGTCGCAGACCACAAGGGTATAACCTTCCGGCGCTTGAATACTTTTACGTAAGAAAGACCCCCGCTTGAGGTTTTGTAAATTAAGCCCCGAACCTTTGGACGCTGACCAACGACCTGTGTGTGCGCCGTAGTAGTTGAGCGGTACAGGGAGCGTACCACGCTCTGCAATATCGACAAATCTTTGCGCTCTTGTACGCTCCAACGTACTCTTAACTTTAAGCCTTGCTTCGCAAAGTAGTGCAACATCTTCGTTGTCGCTGTTAAGTAAGGCTTGGAAGAGGGCGTCGTTCTTTGCAAATGCGTACGCTTCTTTGCCAGTTGTTTTGCTAATTTTTCTCGGCGGGACAATACCAAGTGCCGTAAGAACCTCTGCAAATTTTTCATTACTTGCAAGCGCCGTTTCTTCAACGGCGATCTTCTTCAAAAGACTTTCCCTTTTATGCCTTTCGTCTTCAATCGCCTCACTCAACATCTCCTCGTCTAGTTCTAGTATAGGGTTAGTAAACATCTTGAGCGTCATGTCTATTAGCTTGAGTTCTTTCAAAGGGAAGCCACCATCAACCTCCAACATCAAGCGCTCAAAGATCTTCTCGCACAAGAACACATCATGCTTACAGTACTCAGCAAGCTCTTGCTCTACCTCATAACTAAGTTCGGTTAACCCATTGGTGCTGTGTACTGCATTGCCTTTTGGTGGTAACTCGTATACCTCAGCTAGTTTCATTAGGCTGTTGCCTACTTCCACACCCCTAAGAGCACGAGCCATAGATAGAGAGTCAAAAATAAAGCAAGGCTTTGCCCCATACACCCAGCTAAGAATAGAAATATCGAACTGAGCATTGTGCGCAAGCACCGCTGTCCGACTCCAATCAATCGAATCAACCCAGTCTTGTAACTCATCGTGTGATACCCATGTGATGCCCTCCTCGGCGTCTAGTGTTTTGTAGCACAAGCCAAAGGCTTTGAAGCGAGGGTCTCTGACGTACTCTTCTGTCGTCATCTTAGATAGTGTGTACTCTTTGCTATCCCACCTCGTCTCAAAGTCAATGACAAGTATCTTGTCAAATGGTGCACTCATTTCTCTTGTGCCTTTTTTAGTATTGCTTTTATAAATGCAATTTCATGCAAAAAGCCATCAGGGTCAACAATATGCACATCACCCCAATATTCTTGGATAAGGTCTTTCATTTCTTTATCTGTTAATGTCTTTGCTGGATGGGTGTAGAGTGGAATAAAGTCAGGGGCCTTTCTTGCTTTTTTAATCTCTTCTAACATCTTTTCCATCAGGTCTGCGCAATAACCCATAAACGGAAATTTGGTTGTTCCATTAGCAACACTACGTGCCAACCCAATAGTATTTTCAACTGTTCGTATGCTCACCTTTCTCATTTTTGAGCCTTTTTTGTTGTTAGTTTCTTGCGCATTTTTATACCAGCTTGCGCATTTTTGCTTTGCTCGATGAACTGTTTGAGTATGACTAATACACCTTCTTGTACTAAAAACTCCAATCCTTCTTTATCAAAGTGAATGAGGGCGTCTGCTGACCCATCTTTATTTTCTTTAACTACCTTCACTGTAATTTCCATCACTTGCCCTTTCTAACAACGCCGGGTGTCCACTTGCTTGGAATACTGCGATGCTCTTGTAGGCGTTCAACAAATGGATGTGGTGTTGGTACATATACCTTGTGGTACGACGGGTTGGTGCGTGATTGTGCAATCTTGAACTCATCTTGTTTTGGTTGATATGTTTCAAAGTTAGCTGGCTTCATTGGATAGTCCTGTTCTTAATTAGGTTGGAAATAGTTTCACTTATGTTTGCGGCGGATTCAACAAGTATCATTGGCAATTCACTCTCGTCCATATTCAACCCATAGACCCTGACGGTTTCTGTTTTGTTGTTGAGTATGATTACTGCGGCTGAATGAACAGCGTTCTCTACTGTGCATAGATTTAGTTGCTGTAGTATTTCGTTGTACGCTTGTTCCTTACTCATGATATATCCCTCAATAAAATTGTTACGTCAGATATATTGTCTTCGTTGACAACGAGTACCTGCCCATTGGCTTCTTTTATTTTGTGCATCTCTGCTTCTTGTAGTGCAGTAGGTTTGTTAGTGCCTGCCTTACACTCAATAGCAAAGAACACACCCCGATAACAACCAACAATATCAGGAACCCCACTACGCCCATAACCACCAGTAGCAGGGAAAAAATAATAAGCACCACCTTTCTTAAGTACATCAACTACTTTCTTCTTTACTTTGGCTTCGGGGGTCATAGCGTCTCCTTACGTCATCAAGCCGTTGCAGACAGATAACAATTAGATTAAGTTGTTGGTTGAGAACTCGTTGGTCATTAGCTTGATACGCTTTGAGCGCAATGATTACCTCAGCTTCAAGGTTACACAGAGCGGCATTCTCACGCATCATTGCTAGAACTTCATTTTCTGACATGGGCATCTTTAATCTCCTTTAAAAAACGTTCGCCCTTTGCGGTTAGGGATAAGGTCATACTGCGCATGTCCTCTTCGTTTTGCTTGTGATTAAGCAACTTCTTGGTAACGGCTTGTGATAAATACTTGTGCGTTGTGGCTGGCGACATAACCTTTTGTAGACTAGCTATGTTGAGGACACGCATCGTGCTAATGCCTTCGTTATGATGCACCATAGCAACTATGTATTCTTCATTCCAAGATACGTTGTGCTTTTTGCGCACTATCTGCGTTTCGTATGCGTTCACTTTTCTTCTCCTTTAGTTGGTTCTTCATCACACCGTTCAATCAATGCGGCATAGCCACACATGTCTACTAGGTTATCTCTATGGTCAGGGTCGTTGGCAAACCTAGCTACCTTAACTAGCACCATCATTGCGGCAACATCTTTTGGTGATACTACATCTGAATACTTGCGTGCTTTTAAGTATGCGTCCCACATTGCAGCTATGGTCTGCAAGTTCTTAGCTGGACTACCATATGTCTTTTCTCTATCACCATAAATTATGGTGTTTGCTTCTTTTAATATACTCATATTAAGCTCTCCATGATGCGTCATCAATGGCTTGTGCTTCTGCTTCATCACCATCGTAATCAAAGTCATCAGTAACTTTCTCATCTTCACGGCATGATTCGGTTACGATGTACCCATCTTTACCAGCAAAGTCTTCTAGTAATGGCAAGCAAGCGGCATACAGTTCTTCACTAGCAAACTGTGCCACTACCTCAGAAGCCCTACCGTTTTCAAAGTACACAACTATTTTCATACAACCCCCTTAGAAATTAAACTTAGATAAGATGTCATCGACTTGCGTCTTGACATCGGTACGTGCGCCCACATCCTTGCGTAAGTCTTTCACATCAATACCGCCGATGGCTTTCTTTAACGCCTTGCGTGCATCGCTTAGCTGTACATCACCCACAATGTTTAAGCTATCTGCCAAGTCACACAAGTCATGCGCACCTTCTAGCAACGAGTCGTGGAACTTGCGAGGCTTAGCCTCACCACTAACATAGTCAACAGACAGGCGGTCAGACATACGCTTCAAGTGCTCCATCAGTCGTGTCTTGATGTCCTTCATCGCATACTCAACACGCTCATCGGCTAGGCTTGACAACTTCTTGCGCAGTTCTTCTTGCGCATCATTACCAATATCTACACGAAAGTCACCCGATGCAGGTACAGGCATGTAGTTGACGTTGAAGTTGAACCGATGCTCAATGTCGTTGGGTTGTGGGTAGTCGTTGCGGTTGAACATATCACCTAGTGCCATAGCTTGCGCTGTGATAAGCGATGGGTATACAGTAACGAACTCAGTAACCAGCCCATGAAACTTATCCTCTGCTTGTTGTAGCTTGCTATTAAATTCCATAAACTTAGCACTTGGCAATAGTCGTATACCCGAATCACTCCAAGGTAACGTATTGTCATACACATAGCTACGTGTTTCTGTAACGTGCTGACCTACTACTTCTAACTCACTGCGCCCTGCGAACAGGTTCTTGTTAACCCGAGCCGCACCCTTAGCCTGTGCATGCTTGTTACTAACCAACTCGTCAGTAGTCGAGCGATCTAGCTTGCGTGCAGTCCATTGGGATACATTGAGTTCTACTAGTAATGCGCATGTATCAATGTTATAGCGTGTCATGATTTACTTCTCCTCGTTTGGTTGGTTTAATTAACTTGACATTCCGTTACGAGAGTAAACCTCTCTCGTTATACGTTGCTTAGGCAGATCATCTAACCCTGACAATAGATCTGCGACAGGGTCGTTCTTCATGAACGATGCTACTGATGGATCCATGCGTGTCACTTCAACATAGCGTTTGTCTGCTGTCACACGGGTCTTGTAGTTACCCGCACCCCACAACTGCGTGGCATACGAACTGGCTGACCCACGAATTACCTCGGCTTGGTAATTGCCAACAGGAATGTGCGCGGTTGTGTTAATCATAATGCTCTTCATGTGAGGCATTATGTGTGCACGCAGTTCGCCTAACGGATAGATGGAACGGCGACGCTTGAGCTTCTTGACTTGCTCTATGTTAAGTTCGCCATGCTTGTTGCCATCGCTGTCGATGATAGCGAACTTGAGGTTAAGGCTATTCAATACGGCTGTTACTTTATTTAATACAGAGTTTTCTACTTGATTCATGGTAATTCTCCTTGGTTTAGTTTGAGTAGATACGAACTGCTTTGCCTTGCGGTGGTTTGAAGTGGTCGTTGTTAACTACGCCCCATATTGCAGGCACATCGACACACGCATTGCTACCATCTAAGTACCCATCGGTTAACCACACAACACCTTTGGGTTGGTATTTCTTGTCACGAATGTATTGCACAACGCACTCAGGGCTAGTGCCACCGCCCCCGACTGGCTTTAGCTGATGACCGATCCTCTCGAACTCATGCGGCTTGAACACTTGCTCGCCACACACAGCGCTGTCCCACCAAATGATGCGCACAGAGTCAGGTCGTACGTTCTCCGCAATGCGGGCAATCTCTCCGAACACAGTAGGGTAGATACCGCCCATAGAGCCTGATGTATCACACGCAACGATTAGCTCACCCGTAGCCTCAGAAAAGTGCGACGGCATAATAACGCCAAGCGGTAATAGTCGCTTGTTGGGTGGTGCAAAGCGAGAGTACTCATCACCCTCACATAGTGCAGTAACCCACTCACGCAAGTGCTCACGCCAGTTAGTGTCACGCTTTTGTGTAGCACGATCGAGTGCGCTGTTGCGAGAGCCTTTGCCTGCGATCTTGTCGGCAAGTATCTTACCCTGACGACCAGCATCATCTATCTGACGAGCTAGCTCGTTGGCTTCCTTACTGCCTAGCTCAACTGCATCGCCGAACATATGCTCGTCGAGTGTGCCATGCCCACCCTTATCACCATCGCCGTTGCCCTTACCTTTGGGTGGTGGAGGTGGAGGATTGCGTAACAAGTCTTGCAACACCTCGATGAAAGACCAGCCCTGATACTTGGGGTCAATGAGTGGTGCAGGATCTACTATGCGCTCGACAAACGTGAAGTTGGGGTCGATCTCCTCGATGGTTGCATTGACTACGTAGTCCATAGCCATGTTGCATAGCTGTGGATACTTCTTGGATAATTCCTTGTAGTTAGTGCAATGCATTAGCGCCTTGTGTAACGACTCGTGTGCAACGAGATAGCGCAACTGCTTGCGGTTAAGCCCACCGACAAACGCAGGGTCATACCATACATCACGACCATCTGTGCCTGCTGTGCCGATGCCCTCGAACTTGACATCACCGACATACGCATAGCCTGATAGACCAGCGAAGTCTTTGTTGTTGGTGAAGTCAACGTGTACTGCAATCACCCGATCGGGTGCGGTTAGTTTGTCCCATGTTTTGCTCATGCTAGTACCTCCTCTATATCGTAAATTTCCCAAATAATATCAATTGGTTCGTCAGTAACTTCAGAGTCCCACGCCTTCTCTCGTGCTTCTTCCCACGTGTCGGCTTCTACTTCAACCTTGAAGTACTCTTTCCTAATGGCGTAGCCTGACCACTTTTTCATACATCCCCCTTACTTGGTTGAGAAATAAATCTTGTTGTCATTCATCAATGCTTGGAACGGCTTGACTGTGACGAACAACGCCGCACGTGTAGAGTTGGCAATGTTGTTAGCGAACATAGACTGCAACTCACGACGATTGCGCATCACATACTCGGTGCATGCCTCGGCTTCTTCTCTAGTGGAAGTTTGCGTGACACACTTGAGCACAGTAATGATCTGCGCCACAGGATTGGTAGGGATAGGGCAAGTGCTTGGGGACGACACGATCTTACTGAACGCAGGTGTCTCATCACCAAAGCGAATGAACGCACCCAATACCTCAGCACCAGCACGACCGATCGTACCCTCGAGTAGACCCTGCAACGTATCGGTATCCATGTACTCACGCTCTTTGACAATGTCTGACGCAGAGTGTAGTGAGCGTGGTGTGATGTACGCCTGCTGAGATAACAACGGATTGAAGATAACGTCATTCTCCTTAGACTGATCACGACCTGCATACTTACCGCCATCTTGGAAGTCAAGGAAGCTATCGAACCATTGTGGATTCTCGTTGGTACATGCTAAGAGAATAGGGTCGATGCCGTTGTCGACACCCCATGTATACCACTCGGGTTGCGTAGGCTTACGCATGGTCAAGAACACAAGACGATTACGCAAGTGAGCCTGTATCGAATCGCCCAAGCCCTCGACCGCAAGGTTAGTACCAGCGAACACGACAGAACCCTCAGCCATCTCGTAGTTACCAACAGCACGCTCGTACACAATCGGAGCAAGCACGTCCTTGATGTACTGCTTAGCCTTAGCCAACTCGTCAAGGAACACAAGCGATGGACGAGCACCATTGATACCCTTCTGATTAGCTTTGCTTACACCGAAGCGCTCGTTGGGTAACTCACGAGATACACCTGCATCACGATCAATGTCAGGCATCCACACAGAACCATCAGACATCTGAGTACAGTCGAGCTTGACCGCAACGTGATTGGCAAAGTGTGGGTCACGCTCAAGGGTGTGGAAGATACCAGTCTTGCCGATACCATTCTCACCTTGAACAATGATGGTGCGCTTGTGACCAACCATCTTGATAGCGTTTGCTACTTGTAGCGAATTAAGTAATTTCATATTGTCCTCGTTTGATTAGTACTACTTTTTAGAAAGTATAACATACTGCTTTATAGAAACAACAACTACTTACTCCTTTCTCTTGTTGGCACGGGTGTAATAAGTTCTCGGCAACGTCTTGCCAAACTGTGGCAGGGCTATTGATTCAGTCCCTTTGGATAGTCCAGCGAACGACATCAGCTTAGCTACCAACGACTTCTTGAACTCGTCAGCAGTGATCTCAGCCACAAGGTCGTCAGCTTTCTCTTGGGCATCGTCAGCGCTAGCAGGGTCACGCTGTCTGTGCCAATTACCCATCTTGTGGAACAGACTGTCGCTGTCGTGGTTGTATACCTTCTTGCTGGCTAGCATGTTGAAGCAGTCTTGCGCTACCTTGTCGAAGGTTTCCATGAAGGCTTGCGATTCAAGGGGTAGGGGTAGGTTACGCAGGGCATCTTGCATGCTTGACTGTACCGACCAGCCCAAACGTGACTCGCCGAATGGTCTGCCCATTGACTGCTCTAACTTGCAGTTGTCCTTGAGTGTGGGTAGTTTGAACAGTTGAAGCGTGACGTAGGCATCGAGTTCTTTCTTGATGTCCTTGCGTGTCTGCTTGTCACCCTCGTTTGAGGCAAGGCGGTATATATCAGCATGCCATGACTTCTCCACAATGAGTTGGTCAGAACTATTGTAGGTAAGCAAAGCTGAGAAGTCCTTGCCCTGATCTTTGTAGAATGGGTTGAGCGGTATACGAACCATGTCGCCTAACGTAGTGATTGCACCCCTGCCGTTGTGATACCCTGTGAACTTGTACTGCAGTTGTATATCGTATGTGCCATACAACCCGATCACAGCTACCTCATACTCACCTTGATCATTAGGTTCGTACACTCTGACGACATCTACGCCGTTGACCTTGTACACATAGCTATGTGCATCTTTCTGCAACATGAGATGTGACTCGGATACCCTACGCAAGGGTCGTTGATACTCGTTGTACTTCTTACTGCGTGGTGGCTTCTTGATACTGTTGAATTTATCGTGTGCTTGTTGGTAGGTTACTGGTATGTACATGCTATTGCTCCTTGTTTTAAATTAACTTGCTCGAGAATGTGTGTTGCTATCGCTATCATGTCGGGGTCGTTCCAAGACTGACGGGCTATCCTTTCAAGTGCCTGTATGTCATCTTCGTTTAGTGTTAGTTGTATCGTTGTCATGCCAATCTCCCTTCGTTAGTAAAGTGGTAATCGTTTGCATCAAAGTGGTCAAGCATCATCTCGTCGCTACATAGGTAGTCGTACTCCTCTCTCAGTCGGTGGTAAATATCTTTGGCATACTGCTTGCCACTCTCTACAATGGCTTGCTCTATACCCTCGGTGCTTTTGATAGGGCAGTTGTCGTCGCTCTCAATGATGTCAAATAGGTGCTGTATCTCCATGCCCTTGAAGATTGATTCTTTTTGCATGGTGTAGTCATCTTCAAAGACATCGGTATCGTCTAGCACCTCACCAAACTGCATCGTGCTTTCATGGCAGTAGTGCGTGTTGTTAGCCTCGACCTTGACGTGCATAGATACGACACCTTCTTGGATAAGCTGACACCATGCCGATAAGCCTATCGAGTCAGGCAAGTTCTCCTCAAGCCATTGCCGTACATCAACCTGACCTATCCAGCTAGCGCCATCACCTTGTGAGTGAAAGCCTGAGAAGTAAATCTTGTCGATGTAAAAGCCTTTCTCTTTGCCATCTTCAATAGCCATCCACTCACGAGCTTTCTGTTGGGCTGACTCGGATAGCTCGCCATACTTGTAAACCTCTACCTCAATTACTTTGCTCATAGCATTTCCTCCGCTTGTTTAGATAACTCGTCGAACTGTTGCCTACTGTACTTCTGCCGCACTTCTGCCATGCGGTTGTGCAACTCCTTGTCGGTAGAAAAACGCCTAACAGCATCAGGGCTTCTTGCTATCCTTGTCAGTTCCACCATGAACATCAGGTCTTCTTGATTCATACAACCCCCTTAATCAAAAGTAATACGTAGGTTCTTCAACTTCTCTGCAACGACTTCCTCTAACTGCTCTTGCACTATGTCTTTTAGCAAGTCCTCGGCAATCTCCTCGACCTTGCTCTCTACCTCTGCGGTGATGTCCACATGGTCATCAAGACTGAACGAGTTGCTGAAATATGTTTCAACGGCTGACTCGATCTCATAGGTGTGATCCATGTCATCAACAAGCGTTTCAACCTTTTCCTCAACTGTTTCTTTGAACCACTCAGCCTGTTGTAATACCAATGCGACTGTTTCTTGAAGTGGTGCGCTTGAGGACAACGTGTCCTCAACGGGTTGGGCTTTAGCTTGGCTGATGACCGAAGATAGAAGCTGTAGTTGGGTACAGATGTTGTTGATGATGTCAGTCAAGGTAGGTTGTGGTACGGGGGCGTGTTGGGGTTCTCTGCTCATCTCTGCCATGGTTTTAAACATCTCGTCCTTGGTTATTGCGACTGCTTGCTCTGCTGTTGCTGGTAAGTTAAGGTCTTGCAATGTGAATGTTGTCATGGTGTTTTCTCCTTATCTGACTGTGATTGATTGATTGCGAAACTCTTTCTTTTCGCCTAGGTATGAAGCATCAAAGCCATACACACCCGCCATTGAACCTATGGCTTTCTCTACAAACTTGCGTGTGTAGTCGTTGGTTGGTATCAGGCTAGTTGCTTTGTGTCCTGCTGTGGTGGTAATTTGGGTTATCCATGTAAATTTCAGTACTCTTTTCATATCACTTCTCCTATGGCTTGGTTAAACTGCTCGGTTATGTTTACTTCTACTTCATCACTACTATGCTTACCTCGGAAGGTTAGGTATGCACTACCATCAAATACTTCTAGGCGGTTGTAGTCCCACCCGCCCCATTCTTGGCTTACATTGAGGTCATAGTGGCGGTTGAAAACTACTGAGGTTGCCCCTGCTATACCACCAATAACACCTCGTGCCATCTTGAACGCCAACACGCCCTCGTCTTCTATGGTTACATCAACCCACTCAGGCGTTTCGCCATACTCAGCGGAGGCATACATATCCTCGGTGATCTCGATTTGATGAGGGCACTTGGCTTTTAGTTCTTCCCATGCGTTGTTCCACTCTTCAACTGTTGGATCACCTGATAGCCACTCGTTGTCCCCCTTGTGCATGTACAGGTATCTTCGTTTGTTTGTCATGGTTTAAATATCTCCCCTGTTTCGTCAAAGCGTTTCCACGCATCACAGGCACAGCACCCCTCTTGGTAGACATCACAGCGTTCGCCCCAAAAGCCAACCATGCCTTCTTCAGCATCATCTGCCTCACAAGCCCTAGCCCACTCGTAGTCTAGGAATCTATCAAAATTAATCATCACCTACCCTTTCTCTCTCGTTATCACATCAAACAACACAGCCAAGCAATACATCAACAAGACGAACATCAGACTCGTCAAGCCTATGGCTATGAACCAACCGCCCACTTCCATTAATAACTCGCCCATGCTTACCTCACTTTCTTTGTCAATGGGTTTGTGCTACTTGTTGGAGAGAATTCTCTCCGTTTCATGTAACTTCTTTGCCTTCTCATACCTAGAACACGCATGGCAACGACTAACGCCCTGCTTACCACACCTAAAACAAGACTTATACATATCAACTCCCTATTTTCTGTATCTGAGCAGTTAACGCTGTTTGTAAATCTTCTGCGTTAGCAAGCATGCGGTCGTAGAACAGAGCATGGTCGCCTGTGTTACTAACAGACTCAACATCATCAAGTATCTGATGGGATACCTCAGTCAGTCGCTTTAACAAAATGCATACTTCTTCTATCTGCATCATCACATTGCCCCCAAAAGAACACGCAACATCTGTGCAATAAAGAAAAACAACGCAAGGGCAAGAATCACCCATATAAATTTATCATCATCCATCCAGTTCATACCGCACCTACCTTTCTTCGTTTGATTAACTCGTTGATTTGTATACACACTTCTACTACTTCGCCTGCTTTGACTCGGTCTATCAGGTCTTGTCTTATTCGTTTCGCCTCTGCGTAGTTGTACCTATGTTGATCTAGCATGGCGTGTTGTGCTGGTGTTGCCTGTTCGGGCATATGGTTTTGGTATGAGTAGTAGCGTGAGGCATAGCGTGTGACTTGCTTTTGGAGGTTGGCTTTGAGTTCGCTTTGCCAGCCCAATCGTTTCTTTTGCCAATACTCTTTCATGACTCGTGCTCTTGCTTTTGGGATAGCCTTTCGCTTTTCTTGTATCAGGGCTTCGCCTATGACGGGGTTCATGTCGCCTGTTGTGATCTTGTTGCGTAGCTCTTTGATGGATAGCGGTGTGCGTCTTTTTTTGATTCTTCTACAGGTATTGCACAACGAACTGTACAATGTGTGCCTTGTCTTGAGGTTCGGTTTCTTGAGTAATGCTTTGCTTTGTGCAAGTGTTAGCACTCGGTGGAATTCCTTTTTGGGTTTGGTTTCGTTGCATGATGCACAAAGTTTTAAGGACAATTTGTCCTCAATAAGTGATGACCGAAGATGCGAAGGCATAAGAGTTCTCCTAAAAATCTGACAATAGTCTACCATTTAAGTACAGGTGGACACATAAGTGGACGCCATAAGAAGTATACAGAATATGGCTTGATAAGGGTAGTGACCAAAGTGTATACGAGCTACAGAGTTTTTTTAACCTAACTAATTCTTTCAACAAGAATACTTTGTCCACTTTTTTCTCTCTTATTATTATGTATTCTATTCTCTTTTATATATATATAGGTATGTTGCCAAGTTGACGCAATCATATTCTATATACCTTTGGGAGCGTCCACTATATGTCCACTTGTAGTAAAGAGGTAGACTATTGTCAACTTGGGGTAAAAAGAGGGGTTCTCCACAACACATTGCAGAGAACCCATTAGCATCATTCAATCCGCCCACTTAGAACGAGCTAGTGCGACTGATGTAACAATGAACCAGCCATCTCGAAAGCCATCATTAGCACCTAGCTTCTTGAGTGCGTTGAGTGCCGTCTTGTAGTGGTCGTGGCATTTCATCATGCCGTTAGTATCTCGTTGGAATGAACAGATAAGCCCGTCCTCTTTGTAGATAACATGGTAGCCCGTTGGGTTGTTTTTACTTTTCATGGTGTTACTCCTTATGTTGTTTGTAAATGGTAAGACTGAACTGATTGAACGCTGACTGCATGGATACTTCTACCTCTACTTCTTTGGGTTTTGAGGACGGCTTGTCCTCAACTTGTTGCTTAGCCTGAGCCTTGAGTAATACGCATTGTTGCTTGGTTAGCATGGTGATTCTCCTGTGTAGTGCTTCTGTAATACGGCATCAACTTTATCCTCTGATGTCCTGAGGTACTTCGCAATGAAGGCAGGGCTTTTGCCCTTGTGATACAACATACAAACTATTAAGGTAAAGAAGTTAGTCATACTTGCTCTGCCTCTCTGTCTAGGTGGTGTTCCATTTCGGTAATGGCATTGCGGATCTCTGCTTCGGTAAACCCGTGCTTCTTAGCGAGTTTCTGCATACTGAATGGGTCGTTGTATATCTCAAGGAAGTCTAGGTAAATCTGTTGCGTTAAGTTGTTCATTGCTGACATGATTAACTCCTGTGTTGTGATACTTGTTGGTGAGAAGGGGCGAGGTTTGACAGATAACTAAACAGCCTTGAAGCCTCGCCCGCTTGATTACTTCTTACGACTAACACGACTGAAGAACTTGTCTTGCTGAGCCTTACTCAATGACTCAACCAACTCAAGAGCTTGCTCAACAGGATCAACCTTGGCACGAACCTTGGGCGTAGAACCTTTCTTCTTGGTAGGCGTGACCTTGAAGTTGTTACGCATAAAAGCCCTAGCACTCGACTCGGCTGTACTACCATGCTGATCAAACCCTAGCAAGCCCTTGCTAGAACCTTTCTCCATCAGCTTAGGCTTGACCCCATACTTCTTACCAATGACTTCTGCAACACGATTGCGTATCACATTTCGTTCCTCAGGACTTGCCTTTCTCCATTCGGGTATCAATGCCTTGACAGCCTTGGCATAATCCGTACCAGCTTTAAGTAACGCCTCAAGAGAAGCGAAGTAGTTGTTAACGATTGTTGCGTTCATAGCTAAACTCCTATCAAAAGTAATTGAGGACAACTTGTCCTCAAACGAAAAGAGCCAAGCGGTTAGGCTTGGCTCGGAACACCGACTGATCACTCAATCGATACCTCTATTATACCACAACGGCTTGTGGAGAACTATGTGTGGCTAGGCGTGAACCCCACCCGATACCCACCAACCCGTTTTGCTGTCGTGCGTGCGTGGCGGATACAACACTGTTCCTCAGCCATAATTTTAATTTATGTCAAATTTTGTAAAAAAAATAAGGGGGCATGTCAAATCTTATACACCGGCACTACAAAAAATTCCACGCTATAATTGGTGCGTTGCAACATAAACCTTGTGTAACATAAACGAGTCAATAACCTACTTAAGGAAACATATATGAATTATTTCGATTTCACTAAACAAACCAAGCAGTTCGAACAGTTGGCAGAGCGCATCAAAGAAGTAAACGAGTTTTGGATTAACGCTTTTGTCTCAAGCATCAAGCAGTTCACCAAGTAATAAAAAAAAACCCCCACGTCTTAGGTGGGGGTTTAAACGAGGATGTACTAACATCAACCATAGCCCAAACGAAGGAGGAAAAGCTACGGTAAACAAATTATACACAAAAAACTGAAAAACAATATATACTCCAGCCATACGTGATCACCACACGCAACCAAAGGGGAAGAGCAGTTGTTTTTAGAACACTTAGTCACAGCGTCCGCAGCAGACTATATACCAGACACCTTCTCTGGCGAAACCTTTGACCCCCTAGAAGACCTCACCCCAGCGCAAACACTTAGCGCACAGCACAAAACCAGTAAATGGCTAGAGGCTTTTCAAGACGATGACGAAGCTACACTAACCGAAGCCCAAGAAGAAAAAACGGTTGACGCCTTCAATGCGTTGACAACCAGAGACCCCAACGCAAAACAAAAATTACTCGAGCTAGACTTACCAGAAGAGATAAAGACAGCCGTAGGCATGGTGACTGCGTACCAGTGGAAGTTTATTGAGCAAGCAGAAGAGTTACGAAGCATGGCAGTAACCCATATTGTCAAAGAAGTTAGCCACCCAGATGCAAGAATAAGATTAAAAGCACTAGAAATGCTAGGCAAGGTTACAGAAGTCGCCCTTTTCACTGACCGCATAGCGGTCAAAAGTGAGGATGTTAGTGATGAGGAATTGGATGCACGCATAAAAGAGAAGCTGGGTAGGTACATGGGTGCGGTAGATGTGGTCGATGTAGAAGACGTGTATACAAAAGACGAAAAAATCGACACATGAACATAGATGTACATAAAAACCCCAAAAACGTATACATGAATCTAGATTTTTTTACCCCAGAAGAAGCAATGGCGGCGCAAAAAGCGCTAAAAGACATGGACAAGGTCGAGAAACTGGCATTTTTAGCCGATCTTGAGAAAAAAGAACACAGGTTTGAGGTACACACCTCTAAAACTAACCCGATAGAGTTTGCAAAACGCATATATCCTGGGTTTAAAGTAGGCCCGCACCACAAACGCTTAGCTAAAATCTTTCAAGACGTAGTCGATGGTAAGAAAAAGCGGGTCATTATCAACATTGCACCTCGTATGGGTAAGTCGGAGTTCAGCTCTTACTTATTTCCTGCTTATTTTTTAGGTAACTTCCCACATAAGAAAATTATCATGGGTACCCATACGGCAAGTTTGTCTGAGGACTTTGGACGACGGGTGCGAAACCTAATAGATAGTGAGGAATACCGTGAAATCTTTCCAAATACCGTCGTCGCAGACGACCAGAAAGCGGCTGGGAAATGGAGTACTGGTGCTGGTGGTCAGTATTACGCAGCTGGTGTTGGCGGGGCTTTGGCTGGTCGCGGAGCAGATTTATTTGTTATTGACGACCCACATTCTGAACAAGATATGAAAGCAAACTCAAGGCTGGCGTTTGATAACGCTTGGTCTTGGTTTCAAACGGGTCCCTTGCAACGTTTAATGCCTGGCGGTGCAATCATAGTAATCATGACTAGGTGGTCGTTGTTAGATTTAACAGGGCGTTTAATTGACTATCAGATAAAAAACCCAGAGACCATACCTTGGGAAATCGTAGAACTGCCCGCCATAGTTAACGCTGGTACAGATGATGAAAAATCGCTTTGGCCTGCGCAGTGGAGCCTTGAAGCGTTAAAAAACACCCAGAATTCCATAGACCCACGGTACTGGAATGCCCAGTACATGCAGAATCCGACTAGTGACATGAGCGCACTGGTAGGGCGAAAGGATTGGAAAATATGGGAAGCAGACGATCCGCCCAAGTGTGAGTATTTGATTCAGTCTTGGGATACGGCGTTTGAAACAAAAAACAACAGTGACTATTCTGCGTGCACAACATGGGGTGTTTTCTACGATAACGAGGATAAACGCAGCCCCAACATCATTCTGCTTGACGCATTTAAAGACCGCATGACCTTCCCGGAACTCAAACAGATAGCCCTTAAGCATTACAAAGAGTGGACACCAGATGCGTTTATTGTGGAGAAAAAGGCGGCGGGTGCCCCGTTAATTCAAGAACTTCGCCTCATCGGTATTCCGGTGCAGGAATTTTCACCCTCACGCGGCAACGACAAAATGGTTCGTTTAAACGCTGTAGCGGATCTGTTTACATCTGGTAAAGTATGGGCACCAGACACACGTTGGGCAAGAGAAGTAATTGAAGAAATTGCTAGTTTCCCAGTTGGCGAACACGATGACTTCGTGGATACTTGCACACAGGCGCTACTGCGTTACAGGCAGGGGGGCTTTATTAGCCTTGAAACTGATGAACAAGAAGATTTAACTTACAAATACCGCAGACGTGCGGCATATTACTAGGACCAAAAATGAGCATAGAAAAAAGTTTATACGCAGCCCCACAGGGTTTAGAAGGCTTGGAAAACGAAGAGCCAGACATTGAGATTGAGATCGAAGATCCGGAATCAGTAAAACTCAGCCTTGACGGTGAAGAGATTCTTAGTATTGAAAAAGGCGAAGATGACGCTAATTTTGATGAGAACCTTGCCGATATTCTAGATGATGGCGTTTTGCAATCGCTAGCAAGTGATCTTTCAGAAGATATTGATAATGACATTGGCTCTCGCTCTGACTGGGAGAAAATGTACAAAGAGGGCATTACGCTCTTGGGTTTGAAGTTTGAAGAAAGAACTGAGCCTTGGGATGGTGCTTGCGGTGTGTTTCACCCGATGATTACAGAAGCGGTAGTACGTTTCCAGTCAGATACCATCATGGAGACTTTCCCAGCAAAAGGACCTGTACGTACGCAAATCATTGGGCGGGATACCCCAGAGAAGAAAGATGCGGCTACTCGTGTTGAAGACGACATGAACTACCAGTTAACAGAGAAGATGCCTGAGTACAGACCTGAGCACGAGAAGATGCTCTGGAATCTGCCAAGTGCTGGTTCGGCGTTTAAGAAAGTGTATTACGACCCCAGCCTTGGGCGTCCAGTATCGGTATTTATACCTGCCGAAGACATTATGCTGCCGTATGGGATTAGTGAGATAAATACGTGTCATCGCATCACGCACCGCATGCGCAAGACTAAAAATGAGCTGTTAAAGCTAATGAATGCTGGCTTTTACCGTGACATTGAGCTAGGTGAACCAGATAAATTTACTAGTGATATTCAAGAAAGCAAAGACAGAGAGACTGGCTTTTCTGCATCAAACGATGATCGCTTTGAACTGTACGAATCACACGTTGACCTTGACATCGAGGGCTATGAAGATAAAGACGAAGACGACGAGCCCACCGGGATTGCGTTGCCTTACGTAGTAACCATGCTTCGTGGTACCAATGAAATTCTAGCTATTCGCCGCAACTGGAGAGAAGACGATGACCTCAAACTTAAGCGCCATCATTTTATACATTACCAATACATTCCGGGCTATGGCTCGTACGGTTTTGGTTTGTTCCATCTTATTGGTGGCTACGCTAAGTCTGCTACTAGCATCATGCGTCAGCTCGTGGACGCCGGAACCCTCTCCAACTTGCCCGGCGGTCTCAAAGCCCGTGGCTTGCGTATAAAAGGTGATGACACACCGATCGCACCGGGTGAGTTCCGTGACGTAGATGTAGGTTCAGGCAGCATTAGAGACAACATCTTGCCGTTGCCATACAAAGAGCCGTCGGTAGTTCTGTCTGGCTTGATGGATAAGATCATTGATGAAGCACGTCGTTTTGCCGCAACATCTGATATGAAGATTAGCGACATGTCTAATCAGGCGCCAGTGGGTACTACGCTGGCTATATTGGAAAGAAGCCTAAAGGTAATGAGTGCGGTACAAGCCCGTGTTCACTACGCTCTCAAGCAAGAGTTGCAGCTTATCGCTGGTTTGATCCGTGACTACACCGATCCTGACTACACCTACGAGCCAGAAGAAGGTCGTCCAAGCGCCAAGCGCGAAGACTACAGCATCGTTGAAGTAATTCCAGTAAGCGACCCCAACGCAGCAACTCTTTCTCAACGAGTTGTCCAGTACCAAGCCGTTATCCAGATGGCGCAGATGGCTCCGCAGATTTATGACTTGCCGTTCCTGCACCGTCAGATGCTAGATGTGTTGGGTATCAAGCACGCTAGCAAACTCGTGCCGTTGGAAGATGACGAGAAGCCAAAAGATCCTGTAACGGAAAACCAGAACGCACTGCGGGGCAAACCACTCAAGGCGTTCTCGTATCAAGATCACGAAGCGCATATCAAGGTTCACCAGTCTGCCATGACGGACCCAATCGTTATGCAACTCATTGGACAGAACCCACAGGCTCAGGCAATCATGGGGTCTATGCAGGCGCACATTGCCGAGCACGTTGGATATGCCTACAGAAACAAGATCGAGCTAGCGTTGGGTGTAGCACTACCGAACCCAGAAGACGAATTGCCACCAGAGTTGGAAAAAGAAATCAGCCGCCTTATGGCAGAAGCAGCACCACAAGTGCTTGCAGAGTCCAAAGCTATGGCTGCACAGCAGCAAGCCCAGCAAAACGCCCAAGACCCTGTATTACAGATGCAGATGCAAGAATTGCAGATTAAACAAGGCGAGCTGGAGCTTAAAAAGCAGAAGATGCAGATTGATGGCGCCGCTAAGGTTGATGAACTTAACCTTAAGAAACAAGAACTTGAGTCCAAAATGGAGATGGACATGGTTAAAATTACCGAGCAAAACAAGGTAAAAACCAGAGAAATGCAGATAAAAGAACAGCTTGAAGGCACCAAGATTGGTGTAGACATTGCTAAATCACGGGCTCAAATGTACAAAAAACAAAAAGGAGAGTAATAAATGGATGTATCAACGATGAATGTATTACAGGTATTACGCGATAAATTTCGTGCAGATATGAACAACTTTACTGACGATTTGGCAAATGGTCAGTGCGCGTCCTTTGAGCAGTACAAAGAACTTTGCGGGGTGATTCGAGGTCTAGCCTATGCAGAGCGCCATTTAATTGACCTCGCTGAAAATATAGAGAAAGACAACGATGAGTGAAACCATCGCGTTACCAGAAACGGAATTAGTCCTGCCGCCGGGCGTTAAAGCCCCAGAAGTGGATCAAGAGTACGAAGCAGCAGAAGATAAGGCAAAGGCGCTACCCGACCCTAAAGGTTGGCGTTTGCTCTGTGCATTAATCGACCCTGACGACGCATTTGATAGTGGGATTGTTAAGGCAGATAAAACCAAAGAAATTGAGGAATTGACCTCACCAGTGCTGTTTGTTATAAAACTGGGGCCTAGCGCCTATGATGCGGAAAAATTCCCAGAAGGTGCATGGTGTAAAGAAGGCGACTTCGTTATTACCCGCCCGTATACAGGAACCCGTCTAAAAATTCACGGAAAAGAGTTTCGCTTGATTAATGATGATCAGGTTGAAGCAACTGTTGAAGACCCACGCGGCATTACCCGCGTATAAAGGAGATACACATGGCAGATAACGACTACAAATTCCCGCATGAGATTGAAGAAGAACAGTCAGAAACTAAGGGTAAACCCGAAGACGACTTTGATATAGATATTGACGCAGAAGGTGACGTTGATATCCAAATCGAAGATGACACTCCTGAAAAAGATCGTGATGCAAGACCCCTTGGTTATGAAGTTGAAGACCCTTCAGACGAAGAACTTGATGAATATTCTAAAACTGTTCAGCTTAAAATAAAAAAACTTACACACGCACGGCATGATGAAAGACGCGCCAAAGAAGAAATTTCGCGTGAAAAAGACGAACTTGAACGTATGGCTCGTTCTATTTTGGAAGAGAACCAGCGGCTCAAAGAATATGTAAAAAATGGTGAAGTTACCTACGCAGAAACCTTACAGGCTAAGGCTGAAGCGGAAATGGAGATGGCACGCCGCAGGTATAAAGAAGCACAAGAATCTTACGATTCTGACGCTATGCTCGCGGCACAAGAAAACTTGACAGACGCTAAGATGAAATTAGAGTCTGCAAAAAATTTCAAGCCTACCCCTTTACAAAACGACAATTCTGGTGTACAAATACAACCATCGTCCCAAGAAGCACCGAGACTCGACGATAAAACCTTGCGCTGGCAAGCAAAAAACCAGTGGTTTGGGTCTCCGGGGTACGAAGAAATGACAGCTTTTGCACTAGGGCTGCACCAAAAACTAGTGGCTACGGGAATCGACCCCCGCTCTGATGATTATTTTTCTCGTGTTGATGGACGCTTAAAACAAGTGTTCCCTGAGTTATTAGGTATTTCTGAGTCAGCTGACAGAAAGGCTGATCCAGTTAAGAAACCCGCAACTGTAGTGGCCTCTTCTTCCCGCTCTACCGGAGCAAAAAGAGTAGTCAAACTAACTACAACCCAACAAAGGTTGGCAGATAAATTTGGCTTATCCCACAAACAATATGCACAAGAAGTTCTTAAACTGGAGATTTAAAAATGACTAATAAACGCACACCCCGGGATTTAGAAACCCGCGAAAAAACCGAAACTCGTTATGTTTACAAACCACCGAGCTCATTGCCTGATCCAACACCAGACCCAGATTATGTATTTCACTGGGTAGCAACAGCGATCGCTGGACAACCGAACGACACTAACGTGTCTCAAAAGTTCCGTGACCACTGGGTGCCATGTAAGGCAGTGGACCATCCTGAATTGCAAATTCAAGCAAACAAGGATGGAAATGTTGAAATTGGTGGCTTGCTTTTATGTAAGAAACCAAGAGAGATGGCTGAAGCTAGAGATACCTATTACGACCAAAAAGCTCGTAATCAAATGGACTCTGTAGACAACAGCTTTCTACGTAATAGTGATGCCCGCATGCCCCTGTTTAGTGATCGCAAGAGCACAACAACTAAAGGCGGTGGGTTTGGTAACGGAATCAAATAATTAATTTAACTAGGAGTTTAATATGGCTTACCCAACCGTAGATAAACCGTACGGACTAAAACCAGTCAATTTGATTGGTGGTCAAGTCTTTGCGGGAGCAACTCGTCAAATGGAAATTGCAAGTGGCTATGCTACTAGCATTTTTTATGGCGATTTAGTAAAACGTATTTCTGATGGAACGATTGAAAAAGATACTGGCACAACTACAGCTACGCCTTGCGGTGTATTTTTAGGTGTTAGTTTTACCAATTCCTCAACTGGTCAAGTTCAACAACAACAGTTCTACCCAGCAAGTCAGTCAATCGCTTCGGGGAGTAAAATTTTTGCTGTGGTTGCAGATGATCCTGATACGTTGTTCCAGGTTGCTGTAGTTTCTAGCGGAACAACTGTTACTGGTGTTGGCATTACTGCCATTGGAAATAACACCACGTTGGTACAGAATGCAGGTATCACCACGACAGGTAATTCCCAAGTAGCTGTTACGGCTGCCACTGCCACAACCAACACTTTGCCTATTCGTATCATTGATGTAGTTCGGGACACCGCAACTGCCGCCGATAACTTCCCTGAAGTTATTGTCAAAATCAATGCGACTATGCATCAGTACAACAACGCCACTGGCGTATAAGGAGCATAAACTATGGCTATTTCACGCGCACAACTACTGAAAGAGTTGCTCCCCGGTTTGAACGCATTGTTCGGTTTAGAGTACAAGCGTTACGGCGAAGAGCACAAAGAGATCTACGAAACTGAGAAATCAGAACGTAGTTTTGAAGAAGAAACCAAGCTGTCCGGCTTCTCTGCTGCACCAGTCAAAAACGAAGGTTCTGCCATCGCTTATGACAATGCACAAGAGGCATTTACAGCACGTTACAACCACGAAACAATTGCTTTGGGCTTCTCAGTTACTGAAGAAGCAATCGAAGATAACTTGTATGACTCACTGTCTGCTCGTTATACCAAAGCATTAGCTCGTGCAATGGCATACACCAAGCAAGTTAAAGCTGCTTCTGTATTGAACAACGGCTTCACCAACTCTGCCCAGTACTACGGCGGCGATGGCGTTCCACTGTTCTCAACAGCGCATCCTTTAGTTTCTGGTGGCACTAACAGCAACCGTCCTACAACTGGCGCTGACTTGAATGAAACTTCGTTGGAAAACGCTGTTATTCAAATCGCTGCTTGGACTGACGAGCGTGGTCTGTTAATTGCCGCAATGCCACGTAAGTTAATCATCCCACCAGCACTGCAATTCGTTGCAACCCGCTTGTTGGAAACTAACTTGCGCGTAGGTACAACTGACAACGACATCAACGCATTGAAGAACAACGGTTCAATCCCAGAAGGTTACGCAATTAACCACTACTTGACCGACACAAATGCTTGGTTCTTGACAACTGACGTACCTAACGGCATGAAGCACTTTGAGCGTATGCCTTTGGCTAACAACATGGACGGCGACTTTGATACTGGTAACGTACGTTACAAGTCTCGTGAGCGTTATTCGTTTGGTTGGTCTGATCCACTCGGAATGTTTGGTTCACCCGGCGCTTAATAAACACACTATAGTGTTTTGACCCCGCTCATAAAGCGGGGTTTTTCTTTTCTTGCCAATGGTGTATTCGATGGCAGTTTGCACACAATACGATACACTTTTTTAATTCTTTTTGTAGTTTGACGTATTGCCCATTTGACAACAAACGATGGATGTTTGCTTCTTTTTTTGTTGGGTCTTCATGGTGAAAGTCTAATGCTGCTGAATGGGCAAACCCGCATTTGGTACAGGCTAGAGTAGCTTTATATTTTTTCCACTCTGTTTTAAATATTTTCTTTTTATCGGCTGCTTTTTGTATTAGCGCTTTTCGGTTTGCCTCGTAATGCTTACGGCTTTGAATTTTGTTATACGCCTTTTTAACTTTTGGGTCTTTATAGGGCATCGTCTAGCTTATAAGTTTTGACTGGCTCGCTACTATTAATGTCTACGTTACAAGCCCACTTAACGGCCTCTTCTGCCGTTAAACCCATACGCATACAGACTTCAGCCGCCATAGCCCCAGAGCCAATAGCCATAAAAGTTCGCACCCGTTCCCACTCTAAATCGTCCCCGCAGGAAAACAGCCCGTCTTTAGTTAGCTTGATAAAAGAACTGTTGGATTTAAGTTTAGGTTTTGTTTTGTTCTTTTTGCTTAGGTAGTCTAAAACCTTTTCGGCATCACAGTAGTTACCTGCTATGCCCATCCACCCACCTTCTATCGGAAATATCTTGTCTTCAAAATATTTAATGCCCGAATCGGTGTCAGTAAACTGACTATCCGCTACAAGAATTTTCTTGCCCCAGTCACCAACGATTGTCGTCATTTCTGTGGTACCTATCTTTAGGGTTTTTAATCATACTTTGAATCAGGCTATCAATCGTACTAAACCATTGAATAACCTTCATACCGTTTGCTTGGTATATCGTAAAACTCATGCGGTTTCTTTGGCAACAACTTTATATACTTGATTTGCTATGGCTAAAACGTGCCCAATATCTTTAGGGCTTAACTGACCCATCAACTGCAGTATTTTTATAACAGCAACATCGTTATCTAGTGGGGTGGGTTTAACTAAAGACTCAATCATTTAGTAGCCATTATATATAGACCAACGTTTCCAAAAGCATACCCCGCATAACAAATTGCCATGCCTATGTTTCCTTTAAAGCATTGTTCCGCAGCTATGTATATGTAAATTAGCCCAGTAAGAATAATTAGCCAAGAACTCATAATTTCCTTTTTTTACATTCTAACCAAAAAAGTGCTACACATTGTTAAAAATGTAGTAATATAGTGGAAACTGGGAAACCAGCTTATTAAACTGTCCCAGCAGACGCATACACGATTAATAGGCTTACTTTGTATGGAGAATTAACATGGCACGATCCACATTCCAAGGTCCAATTCGTTCATTGGGCGGCATTTATCAACAAGGTCCAGCTACTATTGTTGAAATTACAACCAGCACCACCTTAAACCCAGAGGCTCACGGCGGACGTATTATTTCCATTGGTGGTTCTTTAGCGGCTGCCTTAACCCTAACCCTACCAACCATTAACGCCTCAGCCAATCCAATCACATCTGGTCCTGGTCAAGACCCAAGCACAGCCAATAATGAAGGCGTTGTGTACACAATCTGGGTTCCAACCACAATCTCTACTTCTTCCTTGAAGATTGGTACTGATGGCACAGATAAGTATGTAGGTTCTGTATTGTCAATCGACACTGACACTTCTGGTGCTGCCGTAGGTTTTGTAGCTGGCGCAAGTGATGACTTTATTAACTTTAACGGCACAACTACTGGCGGTGTTGCAGGTACATTTGTACAGATCTACGCAATTGCTGCATTAAAGTATATGGTTACAGGCACAGTGCTAGGTTCTGGTACTGTTGCTACTCCGTTTGCTACTTCTTAATTAATCTGGCGGACTAGGGAAAACCCTAGTCTACTCAACATCTTAGGAGATTAATTATGGGTATGCAATATGACGTAAAACAAGGACACTTAAACGAAAGTGGTTTCTTTGTTCTTGGACGCAACCGTGTCAAGGCTGTTTCTTTCTTTGGTGGCGGTGGAACTTTAGTGTTATTTGACACGACTTCTGCTCCTGTATCTTCTAGTGTTACTTATGCACAAAGCGGTACAACCGTAACCGTAAGTAAAACATCTCATGGTCTAGTTACAGGTGATGTGGTTGGCATCCACTTTGACTCAAATACAGGCGTATCCGCAACGGACGGCAATTATTCTATTACTAGAGTAGATGCAAATTCGTTTACTTTGACTGACATTAACTCACGCACAATCACAAGTACTGCGGCTATATATGTTAGCGGGGTTAATCGTTGGTTAATGACTTATGAAACACACTCAACAGATGAGTTCCAAAACGCTCCGCTTATTCCTGGCGAGGGTGTATTAGCAGCTAATGGGATTTATGCGTATATGAGTGCCATAGATTCAGCGCAGATTTACTATGGCTAAGACTCCTGCGTGGCAACGCAAAGAGGGCAAAAACCCTGAAGGCGGTTTAAACGCCAAGGGTAGAGCTTCGTATAACGCAGCCAATCCTGGTAAACCTGGATTAAAACGACCACAACCAGAAGGCGGTTCAAGAAAAAAATCGTTCTGTGCAAGGATGTCAGGTATGAAAAAGAAACTAACCAGCGCTAAAACCGCTAACGACCCAGATTCACGCATCAATAAGTCTTTACGGGCTTGGAACTGCAAAGAAGGCGGAGCAATTAAAAGCAAAGCTAAAAAGAAGGTGATATGAAAGAGCATTTAACCGAAGGCACTAAACACGTTGTAGATGGGCTATCTTTAGTTACAGTGATAGGTACACTAACAGATTTATTGCCTGCAGTAGCAGCTTTATTTACAATTGTTTGGACAGTAATTCGTATCTATGAAACCAAGACAGTTCAAGGATGGGTTAGCCGTGCCAAGCGTAAGTAAGAAGCAACATAATTTCATGGCGGCTGTGGCTAATAACCCAAAGTTTGCCAAAAAATCAGGAGTGCCTTCTTCTGTTGGGAAGGAATTTTTAACTGCCGACAAAGGCAAAACATTTAAAGAAGGTGGAACCATGAAAAAAATGAAACCAGTAGACATGAAGAAAAATCCAGGTATGGCTAAGTTACCTACAGCTGTACGCAATAAAATGGGTTTTATGAAAGAGGGCGGTAAAGCGCACTCAGATATAGCTAAAGACAAACCTATGATGAAGAAGGTAGCAGCTAAAGCTGTGAAAGGCCATGAGAAGCGTTTGCATGGAATGGCTAAAGGTGGTGGCGTAGAGGCCAAGGGTAAAACCAAAGGCAAAATGATTAAAATGAATAGAGGCGGAAAGGCTTGCTAATATGAAAAAGATGAAAAAATTTCAAGACGGTGGAACTGCGGATGAAAATTTTACGCCTGAGCAATTAAAGTTCTTAGGTGGTGCAGACCGTACAGACCCATACATTTTGGCTCGTATGCGTAAAGCTGCTCCTGATGCGCCAAAAGCTGCTAAGGTAGATACTAAAGCGGATACCGGTGAACTACGTGATGAGACTGGCGCTACTTCTAAGATCCGTCGCAATACCGAGACTGGTGACCTATACAGCACAGAAGCCCCTACACCAAAGGCTGAAACAAAACCTGCTGCAAAGGCTGAAACAAAATCTGCTCCAAAGGCTGAAACAAAACCTGCTGCAAAGGCAGAGGCAAAATCTGAAATGGGTCCAACCAAAAGAACTACTGTTCAAGATTTTAGAGAGTCTCTTAAAAAAGCTCCAGAGATGCCCGGATCGTACAAAAAAGAAAGCACAGAAAAGCCAAAGACTAAAATAGAACCAGGTACATTTAGTTTTGGTAAAATTGCCAAAAATCTACGTGAGAAAGCCGGCATTACTTCCTATAAAAAAGGCGGCTCAGTTAAGTCTTCAGCTTCTTCTCGTGCTGATGGCTGCGCTGTCCGTGGTAAGACAAAAGGCCGGATGGTATAACTATGCCAAACTACAGACAACCTACTGAAAAAGAAGCGAAAAAGCTTGAAGGCGCTCGCAAGAAAACAGTAGAAGGCATCGAAGCCGAGAAAGATATGTTTTCAAGGCTTATGCCGACTATGGCAAAAGACGCTCGGGATCAGATCCGAGCTGGAAAAGCTATGCGGGAGTCTGTACCTGCTGCCGCTCGTGAGGGCGAGGCTTATAATCAAGCTGGCTTTAATAAAGGCGGACTTAATAAAGTTAACCCCACCCCTTCCATCCCAGCAACACCTGCTAAGCAGAACCCTAACGCAGTAGATAAAGATTCTAAAAAACCTGGCGCCAAAGGCTTTCAAGCAGTTCTTGATAAACATACAGGTGGTAGCAAAAGGGGCGACGATGCACCTGATAATCTTAGAACTGGTGGGAAAGTATCCTCAGCATCTAAACGGGCCGACGGTATTGCCATTAGAGGAAAGACACGCATATGAGATCTAGCCGTGGAATGGGGGACATTAACCCATCTAAGATGCCTGGAAAGAAAACGATCAAGCGTAAGGACAATCCAGAAGATGTGGAAATGTTTGCGGGTGGTGGACTTTATGCCAATATCGCTGCAAAGAAAAAACGTATAGCTTCTGGGTCAGGCGAGAAGATGCGTAGTGCTGGCGCTAAAGGTGCTCCTAAGAAGAGTGACTTTGCCAGTGCTGCTAAAACAGCTTCATACGCCAAAGGTGGTAAGGTTGGTAAGGGTGGCAAAGCCGGAGCTGGTTCGGCAATAGCAAAAAAACTTTTACAAAAACCTGGTTCTTTAACTGCGGCGGATATGTATGCAGAAGGCGGCAAAACTTCTAGTGTTAATAAAGCTGGTAACTATACGAAACCTGGTATGCGCAAATCTTTATTTAACAGTATTAAAGCATCGGCTACTCATGGTACGGCGGCGGGTCAATGGTCTGCTAGGAAGGCACAACTCTTAGCTAAACGCTATAAAGAAAAAGGCGGGGGCTATAAGTGAAATGGTCAGACAAACGCAAAAAGTCAATCAACTGCGACAGCCCAAAGGGGTTCTCGGAGAAAGCCCATTGCGCCAGCAAAAAGAAGAAAATGGCAGGGGGTGGTTTAGCCGCATCACAACGTTCCTTAAAAGCTTGGGGCGACCAAGAGTGGACAACCAAGTCAGGGAAGAAGTCATCCGAGACGGGGGAACGATACCTGCCCAAGAAAGCAATACAAGCGTTAAGCCCAAGCGAGTACGCAGCAACAACACGAGCAAAACGGCAAGGAAAAGCACAGGGACAACAGTTCGTGCCACAGCCAAAAAAGGTAAAAGCAAAAGTAAAACCATATCGAAAGGTGTAAATAGTGGCTGATACAAAAGACTTTATTCAACTACAAGTAGAGGCGTCTGAGCGTTTATATCAAATGATGCTTGATGACCATAAAGAACGAATTAAAGATATGTCGATGTGGGCTGAAACTAGTGTAAGTCTTATGAAAAAACTAGACGAACGAGACGAACTGATAGAAAAGCTTCACAGAGAAATTGAAGTGCTTAAGAATAAATAACTATGGCAAATACAACCGGCCTTACTACATTTAATTTAGATCTTAACGATCTAATAGAGGAAGCATACGAGCGCTCTGGGTTACAGTTGCGTTCTGGCTATGACTTTCGTACGGCCCGCCGGTCTTTAAACTTGCTTACTATTGAGTGGGCAAACCGTGGTATTAACTTATGGACTATTGAAGAAGGCGTAATTCCAATGGTTACAGGGCAGGCAGTATATCCCATACCAGAAGACACAATCGACCTTTTAGACCACGTCATTCGCCAAAACAACGGCACTGCTAGCACACAGTCAGATATTAATATTTCCCGTATCTCTGAGTCTACTTACTCAACCATACCTAATAAGCTAGCAAACGGCCGACCAATTCAAGTTTGGATTAACCGCCAGACTGCAAACACAAACTCAGCGGCGTCTACAACGGTAGCGGTAAGCGGAAACACACCAAGCGTATCTACTACAGACACTACAATTTACGTAGGATCTACAGCAAACTTACCTTCAACTGGGTTTGTTTTAATTGATTCGGAAACTATCGGGTATACCAACGTAACCGACAACCAACTAATAAACTGCGTAAGAGGACAAAACGGAACTACCGCAGCTACCCACGCCACTGGTGCTTCTGTAAAAATACAAAACTTACCATGTATTAATGTTTGGCCTGCCCCTAATGCTGGTGGAGACTATACGTTTGTTTACTGGCGCATGCGCCGCATGCAAGATGCTGGAAACGGTGTAAACATTCAAGACATCCCATTCCGCTTTATTCCCTGTATGGTGGCTGGATTGGCATACTATATTGCAATGAAGAAACCAGAAGTAACGCCAGACAGAGTTCTAGGTCTTAAAGCCGACTACGAACAACAATGGCTATTAGCTTCTCAAGAAGATAGAGAAAAGGCTTCTGATAGGTTTGTACCCCGTCAGTTGTTTTATTAATGCCATCTAAATATGCATCTGGCAAGAATTCGATTGCGGAGTGTGACCGATGTGGTCAGAGGTATAAACTTAAGGAATTACAGAAACAAGTAGTTAAGACCAAGCTTTATAATATTAAGGTGTGTCCTAGCTGTTGGGACCCAGATCAGCCACAGTTATCGCTGGGTTTATATCCAGTTAATGACCCGCAGGCAGTTCGGGAACCAAGACCTGACGTTAGTTATCTGGTCTCAGGGACAGATGTTTTAGGGAATGTGTCTGGCGGTAGTAGGGTATTTCAGTGGGGGTGGGCACCAGTGGGCGGGGCAAGCGGGTTTGATACCGTTTTAACCCCAAACTATTTGGTGGCAATAGGGCAACTTGGTACAATAACAGTATCAACAACTTAGGAGTTTAAAATGGGTTATACATCAACAGCAGACGGAGTAGCCAAAAAAGGTAAGACCGAAGGTACAAATTTAGGCGATAGTGGTCCTACAGTCTTGGGCATGAAGGCAAAGCCAAAGATGGGTGGCAAAAGCCAAATGGACATGAAGAAAATGGGGCGTAATTTAGCCAAAGTCAAGAACCAAGGCATGATGCGTAAAAGCGCAGGGAGAGGTCGATAATGGCTAACTATTCAAAGAAAGTAATGGGCAAAGAAGTTGGAGACGCTAAAGTCTATGCTCCTCCCCATACCATGAAAGGCAAGGCTATTTCTGCCAAGGGATTGACTTCTAAAGGTACGACTGGTGCAGAACAAATGGCTAATATGAATA